TATGAAATTTCTTTGCAAAGGCGAGTTCATTTATAAAGGCAAGAGAATATATAAGGGTGAAATAGTTGATATTTCTAATTTTGATATAGGCAAAGTAAAATCTTTGAATGTTCTTGGTGAGCCTGTGATAGAGGACAAAATTGAAAGGGCAGTAAAAAAGCCTAAAGAGGTAAGGAAAAATGGAAGTAAAAATAATAAGAAGCTTTAGCAAAGGACAAAAAAGATATATTCCTGGAGAGGTTTATTCCGTTTCATCTGAACTTGCAAAAAGATATGTATCAAGGGGAGATGCTGAAATTATAGTTGAAAAGGAAATAAAATATATTAAGCCAAAAGTAAAATCAAAAAGAAGGAAAAATGATAAAGCTAATAACCGCACCTAAAACTGAACCTATATCCTTAACTGAAGCAAAACTACATTTAAGAGTTACCACAAACGATGATGATACTCTTATATCTTCACTAATAAAGGCAGCAAGGCAGTCTGCAGAAAACTTTACTAACAGGGCTTTAGCTTCTCAGGTTTTAGAGTTAATTTTAGATGACTTTCCTGAAAAGGAAATAATACTTCCCAAACCGCCAGTTGAAACTGTAACTTCAATAAAATATACAGATTGTGAGGGAGTAGAAAGCACACTTAATATTGCGGATTATATTTCATTTCTTGAAGCTGAACCTGCTGTAATTGTTCCGGCTTATGGCGGGTCTTTTCCTTATTTTAATCCATATCCTAAAGGAGCAGTAAAAATTAGATATACCGCAGGATATAAGATAAGTGGAACTGAAGCAAGACTTATAATTCCTGAAGCCATAAAGCAGGCATTGCTACTTATAATTGGAAGTTATTATGAGAACAGAGAAGATAGCCAGGTATCAATACCTACTCAAGCTGAATATCTATTATATCAATATCGTATTTGGAGTTTGTAATGAAAATAGGAGCATTAAGGCACAAAATTACAATTCAAGAACCTATTGAATCTGAAGACCCAGCTACAGGTGAAATAATAACTACCTGGGAAGATTTTGCTGAAGTATGGGCTGAAGTGCTCCCACTTGTGGGTAGAGAATATTGGGCAGCTAAAACTGTGAATGCAGAAACTACAGGCAAGATAAGAATAAGATACTTGGCTGATATAACTCCAAAGATGAGGATAATGCTTGAGGATAGAATTTTTAATATTACTGGAATTGTAAACGTGGAAGAGAAAAATAGAGAAATGGTTTTATATTATAGCGAGGCAATCTAATGGCAAAAATGGAAATAAAAATTGAAGGAGCGGATAAGATAATAGCTGAACTTGCGAAAAAAGATAATAAATTTATTAAACTTTTAGAAGAAGGACTCACAGAATCAGCTAATCTTGTAAGAGATAGAGCAAAAGGTAATGCCCCATTTAGAACTGGTAAACTTAAAGAAGCTATAGTTTCTGGAAAACCAGAGATTACAGAAAATAAAATAGGAATAAGTGTAGGGATATCTACTTCAGTTAAGCCATTCTCCAAAGATGGTTATTATGCGAGATTTCAGGAAGTAGGAACTTCTAAAATGAGAGCGCATCCATACCTCAGGCCTGCCCTTGATGGATCTAAAAATGATATAAATTCAATTATGTCAAAGAAATTAAAAGAGGAATTATGATATATAAGGCTCTAAAAGATAAACTTGCAAGTGATAATGAATTAAAAAAGCTTATAAACGATAGGATTTATTATGTTAATATCCCACAAAATCCTATTTATCCTTGCATATCATTTTATAGAGTGTCTAATCCAAGAGGTCATTTAGTTGATGTATCTTCTCCAAGATTTCAAATAGACATTTGGGCTAAAAAATATTCTGAAACAGTCGAGATAGCAAATAGAATAAGGAGGATTTTACAAAGGAGTAAAGGAGTTTGGGATGGAATAAGCATTATACAGGGAGTATATATGAACGAATTTGAGGATTATGAATCCGATACAAATTTATATCATTTAGCTGCAGACTACCGCATAATTTATAAAGATTATTAATATAAGGAGGAAAAATGTCAAATCAAACAACAGTTCAAAAGGCAAACACAATCATATTTGGTTCTGGAAAGTTTGAGATTTCAGAAGATGGATTAAATTGGGAAGATTTAGGAGCTATGAATGGTATTGTATTTAAGGAAAGCTGGGAAGAGGTTGTGGTGGATTCAGACAATGCCGGTAGGATAAAAGTAGGAATAAAAAATCATGAAGCAACATTGTCTGGAGATATGTTGGAAATAGACCTTGAAAAACTTGCAACTATTCGGGGTGGCATTGATAGTTATTCCAAAGTAGAGGGAATTTCTGAAACTCTTAAAAGTGGAGGTATAACTACAATAAATTCAATCCAGGTAAGAGTAACAAATGTTGATGAATATGACAGGGAATTTAGAATTACGATTTATAAAGCTTCTAATTCTAAAGGTATTGAACTTGCTTTTAATCCAGATAGTGCAGATGAAGCAAATTCAGTCAATGTTGAACTTAAAGGAACATGCGATGTAACAAAAAATGCTGGAGAACAACTCTTCGAAATCTACTCAGAGAGAGGCGAATCAGTAGCATCATAAATTAAAAGGGTTTTATGACCCAAATATATAGGAGGTTCTATGATAAAAAAAGAATTTGGTGGTAATAAAGGTGAAAAAAGAATTGCAATTCTTGAGGGAGAAGAAATAGATGTAACTAAAATTCCTCTTGGAGTACAACTTGAACTTGCTGAATTGGCAGGAAATAAAGAAATAAGTGATTCTGAGAAGCTTGAAAGATTAATGAGCGCAATATCACTTGCATGCAAATCCAATCCCAAAATAACTATCGAGTGGCTTAAGGAAAACACTGATTTTGAAACATTGATTGATTTTATGAATTACGCATTGGAACCGCTTAAAAAGAGAGCTGAAAACTCAAAAAACCCGGATACTCCCCAGAACCAGACCCAAGAATAATAAAAAAGATTATAAATAGAGTATCAATGCTCTATGGTTACAGTGGGGAGTATATAATAAAAAATATGACCTCAGATGAAGTTTTAGAGTTATATGATGATGGCATTGAATTTGAAGAAATTAAAGGTGATATATTAATCTTAAAATTGGCAGAAGCGATAACTGGCAAAAAAATAAAAAAGAAAAAAGAAAAAATTGCTGCCACTAAACCAGATATTAAAAAATTCGAGAAACTTTATGGAGATAAAATTAAAAGACCAAAGGAATAAAATATGGCTGAAGTCGGAAACTTAATCATAAAAATTATAGGTGATAATAAAGGTCTAACTACAGCACTTGATCAATCAAGTAAAGATGTATCAAAATTTAGTTCAGGTGCTGGTAAATTTGCTAAAGGTGCTGCTATAGGACTTGCTGCTACGGCTACTGCAGCTATTGGAGCTGGAACTGCTTTATTTAAGGTAGGTGAAAGCTTTGATGAAGCCTATGATACAATAAGAATAGGGACCGGGGCTACCGGGGAACAGCTTGCAGCTCTTGAAGGAGATATGAGAGAAGTTGCTAAAGTTGTTCCTGCTGATTTTGGAACTATCGGGACTGCAATAGCAGATTTAAATACCCGTCTTGGTCTTACTGGCAAACCTCTACAGGATATGACTGCCCAGATGGTAAATCTTGCTAATATTACAGAAACTGATGTATCTTCAGTAATTCAAGAAGCTACAAGATTGTTTGGTAACTGGCAGATAGCCGCTAAAGATCAAGCTTCTTCACTCGATTTTCTCTTTAAAGTATCTCAAAATACTGGTATCGGAGTAGATAAACTTACGCAAAGTATGACCAGCTCAGGGGTTGAACTGCGAACACTTGGATTTGATTTTGAGACTTCGGCTGCAATGCTTGGTATGTGGGAGAAGGAAGGAGTAAATGCTGAAACAGCTATTAGTTCATTAAAAATAGGACTTCGTAAAATAGTACAAGAAGAAGGAGTCAGCGCTCCAGAAGCGTTTGCCCAAATTGTAGATAGTATTAAAAATGCAGGTTCTGCAAGTGAAGCTGCTGCTCTTGGGGTAGAATATTTTGGGCGTGGCGGTGCTACAATGGCCGAAGCAATAAGAACCGGTAAGCTCGAAGTAGATGATTTAGTAAAAACTCTCGAGGGAAGCGATGAAACAATAAATAAAGCCGCTGAAGATACATGGGATTTTGCAGAGCAGTTTAAGATGTTTAAAAATAATGTTATGACTGCAATAGAACCGCTTGCCAAAACCATATTTGGGATGGCTGGGGATTTTATGAAAATTATTGGTGATAAACTTATCCCTAAAATTGCTGAACTTGCTGAAAGTTTTGCACCACTCATAGAAAAAGTAATGGAATTTATTCCTGTCCTTTTGGAAGGGCTTATACCAGTTCTTACTCAAATTATGGACGCGATACTTCCAATATTTGAGAGTTTGCTCTCTGTTTTTGTCGATAAGTTACTCCCACCACTTATGACTGTTATAACTACATTTGTAGATACTATTTTACCCCCTCTTTCAGATATACTTTTAAGGTTGATAGATACAGTAGTTATTCCGCTTTTGGGATTTATTGGAGATATAGTAAATGTATTACTTCCTCCATTTATAGAGATAATAGGAATATTAATGGAAATGTTTGCACCAATAGCAGATGTACTTGGGACATTGGTGCAAATGATTCTTCCTCCATTGACAACTATAATAACTTTACTCGCGCAAACAATACTTCCTCCACTTATTGCTCTTTTAAAGGCTTCTGTACCATTAATTACTCTTATGCTTGAATTGTTTGCCGGATTAGTAGGGTCTATTTTACCACCACTTGTTGAGATAATATCAAAATTAATTACAGTTGCTCTAAAGCCTTTGACCTCTGCAATCGAATGGTTAAGTGGGACAGTAATACCAACAATTATGGGAATATTTGAAAATTGGAAAACTAGCCTTGATGGATTTAGAAATTTTATGGTTGGAATAAAAGATAGCATTGTTCAAATCTGGACAAATGTAAAGGACTTCTTCAGTGGAATTTGGGATAATATACTTGCAAAAGTAAATACATTTAAAGAAGGATTTCTGGGGGTCTGGAATGGAATAAAAAACGGAATAAAAGCTTCAATAAATGCAATAATTGGATTTCTAAATGGCCTTATAGGAGCGATGGAGAGAGCAGTAAATTGGATAATAAGCGGACTAAATAGAATTCATTTTGAAATACCTGACTGGGTTCCTGACATAGGTGGAAGAGAATTTGGAATAAATCTTAAAGAAGTTTCGTTTGGACGAGTTCCTACTCTTGCTGAAGGCGGTTTTATAGAGAGGGGCGGATTTGCAATTGTGGGAGAGAGGGGTCCTGAACTGGTTGGTCTACCTTCTGGTGCATTTGTTAGTCCATTTTTTAATAGGCTTGATGTAAGCGGAAGGATAACTATAGATATTGCTGGCGAAGGCATTGAACATCTCGATTCGGATTTTATATCTGATGTTGTTTCTGAAAGGTTAATTGATTCCTTAAAACAGGAGGTCTTTAGAAGATGAGAATATTAACAGAAACTGGTTCGGAGATTATAGAAGATGCAGTCTACTGGATAACAAAATATTCCTCAAAAATACCTGAATTCTCACATTCGACTGAAAATACACTTGGCAATAAAACTGTAAACTGGCGTAGTGGTGAGCCTGAATATTCGATTGAGCTTAAACTCATAACTAAAAGTAAGGAACTATATGAAAAGTTAATTGAATATCACAATAATGGAACTGAATTTAAACTTGAAGACACTCCTGATTATGGCAGTTTTATACTCAAAACTAAAGCTGGTCAATGTTCATTCAAACGATTTAGTGCTTTACCAAGCCCTATTATTTATGAGATAGAGCTTAAATGTTTAGTAGTGGAAGAGCTGGGAGAAGAAGTGATGAGCTAATGCCGAGAAATATTGCACAGGCTTTAAGGGAAATAATAGATAAACTTAGCTATGATAAAGAAAGTAATTCAGCACCCTGCTGGAGGCTTGATAGTATTGCTAAGAATCCAGAGTTAGGGATAAGGGAAGGAGCAATTATAACTGACAATGAGCTGCAGGATTATAAACCTGCTTTAATAATGTCATCTATTACCAATAAATTTTATGTTATTTATGAAAGAGAAGGAACTCTTTACGGCCTTATAAGTGACCTTGATAGTCAGGGGAATGTTATCTTTGAAGATGAAGTAGAGTTATTTTCTGGAGATGAACCTGACCTTGAATTTTACGGAACTTTCACAGTTGAAGGAAGATATAATACGACCGACCTAATGATTGTCTATGAGAAAAGCGGAAATATTTATTTTAGAAAAGCGAGTGTAGAAAATGGTTGGGAAGCTTTAAAAAGCGCAACTGAATATTCTGTAAAAACAGGTTCTGACCCTTCAATAGTTCGGGCGTGGGCAGACCCTCCGGGAGTTGGTGAAACCGATTTGGGAATTTACGTATTTTATATCTCATCGGGTAAACTTATGTATACTTACTCAACTGATTTAGGTGTAAATTGGGCAGAATCGACAGAGATAAATAAACCCGCTGGTGGGATAAAAGGCAATCCTAAAGCTTTCAGGGAATCATCTTACAGAATTGGTTGTGTATATGAATACAATGATGGAACTAAAACCGATATTTACTACATCCTTTCTCAAGACGCTGGAGGAGAATATGTAAATATAGGAGCTCCTGAAGAAACCTTTAAAATTGCTATACAAAGACTTGAAATAACAGAATTTGGAATGCTTGGCTACAGCTCAGCAGAGACCTATAAAATGGAAATTAAAAATCTGGATACAACCGAGTACGATTCATATATTGCAGGTTATGAAGGAGAAGGAGAGGATTGTGAAGTTCCAAATGAAACTTTTAAAATGCAAGTTAAAAATTTAAACATACAATTTTATACAGGAGAAGAACCATGATTTATTTACCGAGATGGATTGAAAAAGGACTTAAAATAAAGACTGGCTTTCATAATTATTTTCACGCTTGTTTATATGATAAGGAAAAGTACGAAAAATATGGAGAGAAAGCTCCGGTTGTTCAGGAGGCAAAAGCATATAATGTTTTTTGCAATCAGGGGCTTGATTATATATATTATGCTAATCTGGGTTTCAGGACACCATTTTCTTTTATGTCTTATTGCGGAGTAGGAACTGGTTCTGGAAATCCGTCTGTGCTTGATACTACTTTTTTTACCTTCTTGAGTGCGGCTAATATAGCCACCTCAGGCGAAGTATCTAATCCTATGACTTACTCAATAAACCACGAGACACAGGAATATTATCGCAGACATAAATTTTTCTGGGATGTAGATGAGGGAAATGGAGACTTAACTGAAGTTGGACTGTGTTATCGAACAGGATCTAATTATAATAATATTATAACCCATGCTTTATTCAAAGACGCTAATGGTAATCCAATTACAATCCACAAAGATAATACCAAAGTTATGGTAGTAACTGTAACCGTATATCTTGAGCGTGGAACATCGGACTCTGGAGCTGACATATTAGATGATGGGGTAGATATTATTATAAGCACTACACATAATTATCTTACGCTTTATTATTACACTTATTACGCAGAGATTTATCTTGGCAGTGCTGACCAAGAAGTAACAAGAGGAGATTGTTACGGAACAAATTATCCTGTTCTTGGTACAACGAGAAGCTATAAAAATGTGGCTGGAATAAGCAAGCCTTCATCTGGATATGGGGCAGTAGTCTGGGCAGATTGGAACTTAAACGAAGGTAATGGAACATGGTATGAAGTGGGACACAGAGTTCTGGCATATAAGACAAGAAAAAATCTTACACGAATTGACCTGCCTTCCGGACTGATAGAAACGAATTCAATTACAAAAGATGATACTAAAAAGTTAAGAGTAACTTTGGAGTATTATCTAACTCAATAGGTGAAATATGTATATTTTTGGAGATGAAGTAAATATAACAAATCTGGCAAGCGGATATAATGCGGTTGAACCCACAGCGGTGCAGTATCATACAAACAGGATTAACTGCATTTACCGCAAAGGCGCGCTTCTTTATATTCAATATTCAGATGATAGAGGCTTAACCTGGAATGGTGCCTCTCAAATTGTAGCCGATACAAATGCAAAAGAACCCTGTATTTGCAAAAACTACAAAGATGGCTGGGCACTTGTATGGAGTGCTTATACAGATGAGGGTTATTCCGGTCCTGACTGGGAAATAAAGTTTACTGAGGCGCTTTCGAAGATGTCAATTATCGATGACCTTGTCAGTGCTTCAATCTCAAAGGGAATTGACATGAGTGCAAATGGATTAAATATATCTATTGCGCAGGAAAACAGCAAGTATGATTTCCAGCGTGAGAGTATCTGGCAGGGGCAGCTAAATCCCGGGAGTGTTATTGAGCTCTATATAGGGCTCGGTGGAAATCTTGATAGGCGATTTTCTGGTTATATTGATAATATAAAGTATGATGATCTTAAAGATGTGCTTTCTATTTCTGCAAGAGGAAAGCCTGCAATTCTTATCGATAATAAGCTTGGGGAAAGATTATCCTATGGAACTGATAAAACCTATAGTCAGATTATAACTGATATTCTCAGAAAAAAACTTACGGATATGGAATTTTTTGTCGAGGATACACTTATTAAACCAGCTGAAGAAGTCATCATCGAAAGGGACAAGACTTATATGTCAGTTATAACAGAATTGGCAAAGAACCTTGGTTGGATTGTATACGAGGACGAAGATGGTAAAATCTATGTTCAGTCCCCGGTTAATTTACAGGCTAATTCTTGGAACTACTACCGGAATGTAAACTGTTTTACATTAAAGCGAAATATAGACAGGGGGAATATACCCTATAAGGTGGTAGTATATAATGAGGAAGCCGGTATTGAAAAGTTCGCTATAGTAAACAGTCATAACTGGATAACCCTTGATGTGAATAATATAGAATATGTAAGTACGGATGATACTGACCCGGAAAGCATACAGGACACAGCTGATAGTATTGCTGAGGATTATTCTCTAAAAATTTTTACAATAGACATTATGGTTCCTTTGAATTTTTATGTCCAGATTAGAGATTTAGTTACAATTTTCAATGAAAATCTCGGTGTATCAAACAGGGGAATTATAATAAAGATAACAGAAAATCTTGGTGCGAGTCTTACATCAACTCTAACGCTGGCGGTGATAGAATAATGGAAAAAGATTATCTCTCAATTGTAATAGAGGCACTTATTGACAAAAAAATAAAACATCTAAAACCGGAGATAAGATATTCGTATAAAAAGGAAATACTTGATGATATGCTTGTGGGGGCAAGTGACACTTTTAATTCCATAGTGCTTAATACGGAATATAGCCTGACTTATAATCCGGTAAATCCAGATACAATAATTGTTTTTAGCGGTACTACTTATTACCAGCAATATCAGGACTGGTCTTTTAGTTCCGGGAAGATTAAGTTTTTTGGGAGTATAGAAGCTGGTTCTGACATTACAGTTAGTTATAAATATTACAGGGCAGTTGGCGAAATGGCTGCTTCTGACATACTAACCAAGCTTAAAACCGTTGATGGCTCTGGTTCGGGATTGGATGCCGATAAACTTGATGGGAAGGAAGCAAATGAATTTGCACCTACCGAGCACGGCGCAACTCACAATATCGGGGAAGCTGATGAAATATCAGACCTAAAAGAGCAATCTATAATAACTACTTCAATAGCAAGTTCTGCAACTCCAACTCCAGTAAGAGCATCAAAGAAAACTGAATATATAATTACCGCTCTGGCAGAAAATACAACTCTTACAAATCCCACAGGAACGCTTATAAATGGTGATTTATTCTTTTTCTCAATAAAGGATGATGGCACTCCAAGGACAATTTCCTATGGAGATAAGTATATAGCTTATCTGGCTGAGAAACCAACAGAAACTACAATAGGTAAAACTTTGCTTATGCTATTTAGATATAATTCAATTTCAGAAAAACTTGAACTACTTTACACTAATGAAGAAGCACTTACATTTCCTAAGATGAATTACATTCAGGGATACTGGCGGCTTGATGAAACTTCAGGAATAAGATACGACGAAACACTAAATCATAATAACCTATCCGATATTAATACCGTAGGCTACGATACAGGCGTAATTGGAAATGCTGCTAAATTTATAAAAGCCAACTCTGAAAGACTCCAGACTTCAAATAATATTTTTACCGAACCACAAACTGAGCTGTCCTCATTTAACTGGGTACATGTAAATCAATTCAATCATACTGGAAGTGGTATTTCAACCCCAATTAGTTTAGATAATTTTACTTATTCCGTTGGAGCACATAAAGGTTATTTGTCAGGGAGTTATGATAATGGAACAGTAGCATATTTTAGGGTAATAATCGGTGATGGAACTGATATATATTCGATTAATTATGATATTCTTCCTTATGATGAATTTAATGCAAAATATGCTGGCAAATGGCTACATATTGGATTTACTTTTAAGGGTAGCCAGTTTATGAAAATATATATAAATGGCGTATGTGTAGCAACTAAGACTACAGGCGTTCCAGCACAGATGACTCCAAATACAGATTATCCGACTTATCTTGGATATACCCGTTTAAATCCAGATTATCTTGATGGACTGGTTGATGAGGCAATACTTTACAATATAGCTTTAAGTGATAGCGAAGTAGAACAAGTTTATAAAATAAAATATAAAAAATCAGGTATATTATTATGGTGGTTTTAAGGAGTGAATATGGCAAAGATTGATGAAGTTCTTATTGCAATAGCAGAGATAAAAAAAGATACATCTGAGATATTTCGTAGGCTTGATAAAATCAACGGTTCAATAGCAGATTATCAGGTCGTTAAAAAAAGAGTAGATGATTTGGAAAAAAAGACTGATAAGACAAATGATTGTGTAAAAGAGATTAGCTCGCTCCTTAATGGAATAAAAATAAAAATCTGGAGTGTAGCTGGACTTATAGGTGCAATTATGGGATTTATCGGTGTAGTAGTAGGGAAGTTTATATGACATACTTTGGTTTTACAATGCTGGTAAATGGCATACCAGCTGAATATAAAGATATACAAATAATAGAGCACAGGATGTTATTCCCAGTTGACCCTAATTTGCTTTATAATAATTTGCGATATGAGCTTATTACAACTTGCTTTAGAGATAAGCATTTCACAAAATCCTTTAGCCTTATAAATGTTCTTGATAAATGCAAGCAATATAATATTATTCCAATCATAAATATCTGTGCTACTGAGTGGTATGGTAAAGATATTTTAAATAAGCTAACCCCTCAAGGATATGCAAAAATAGGTGGAATAATAAGGGATTATCTCATTGAAAGAGGTTTTAAGAAAGCATACATTTCAGCTTTTAATGAGCCCGGAAAAGTTCTGGACACTAAAAAAACCTGCGAATATACAAATGCCTTACACGATGAAGTCGGAAAAGACTATGATGTAGTTTATGGCAATGACGAGTTTAATATGCTCGACTGGAACTATCTTGGTAAGAACTGCAGGGCTAAAGTAATGGGCATCCATCATCTTTCAAGTGTGGGTTTCTGGGATGACCCGTATAAATATTTTAGTAACATAAGAGATTGTAAAACTATTGCAAACTTATATGGAAAAGATGTAATTGGGACTGAATGCGGAAGCTGGTTTAAAGACTACTGTAAGGAAGGGCACAAAGTAAACCTTGATATTTTAGCTGAATGTAAAAAATATGATTACACAGGTTGTTTAATTGTGCTTCCGGACATAAATGAGTATAGTAAAACTGTATGGAAATTGCTTGGATATAGAGTTTGGGATATTGGATTTAATAAAATAAAAAGTGGATGTAATGATAAGTTTACAGAACTTTTAAAATATATAAAGGAAAATGGCAAAAAGTATGAGGAGGAAAAAGTGGATAGATTAATTAAACTTACCACTCCAGTTATGGAGGGAGCTGATGTGCGGCAAATAGAGAATAAGCTAAGGGAGCTTGGTTTTGATATAAAAGTCAACAGTCGCTATGAAAATGATGATTATCACAGCGTACGGATTTTCCAGCAAGAGTCTAAAATTGTGGTTGATGGTATAGTAGGGCCGGTGACTAAAGAGAAACTCAAAGCAACTAATGTAAATAATTTTTATCCAGAAGTCTTTAAAAAAATATATGAAAAAAAAGATTATTCAATAGAAGCGATAGATTATTTTCTTTCTGAATATGGACATCCTAATCTTGCCGGTCACGGAAAGTATTTCAAACAGGCTGAAAATGAAACAGAAATACCAGTTGAGTGGCAACTTGCAAACGGAATGCAAGAAAGTGGAACTGCTGACTCAACCGGTAGAGTTCGGTTGGGAAATAGCTACTATGGTCGTGAGTGGAAAAACCTATACGGCTGGGCAATAACTGATTCAGGACCGCTCCCGGAAGGTAGGTTTGAAACCTATAAGGATTGCATTTTAGCAGTTGCACATAAAATTAAAGATCTGTTTCTGGATCCCAATAATTGGCGTTACGGTGGGGATAATATTTTCGGCATTGAGAAATATTACTCTACTGCTCCGTATAATGCGATTTTAAAAGCCAAGTGGTATAAATTTATCTGTAGTTTTATTGATAAGGGAGTAAGACATAAGGTCCCGGAATATATTGAAGATTTAGTACCACTATTAAGTGAATATTTTATTAGAAGGGGGTGATAAAATGTTAATAATATTTAAATCTCTTATAATAGGCTTCATTATAATTTTACTACTTATGCTAATTGATTTTATTCTTGCAGTCGCAATAAGGCTAAAAACAGGCCAATTTGATTGGAAGAAATTTCTTGACTTTATGAAATCAGGACTTCTTCCATACATCTTAATCTGGTTTGTATTAGCGGCAATAAATATAGGTATACCTTATCTGGTTGAAATTTTAGGCTACGATATTGGCATCGAAACTATTATACCACTGACATCAATAACAGGTGCCGTATGGTTAGCTATTACAACTAAGGCAGTTGCCTCTATTTATGAAAAATTTAAAGAGATTGGAATTGAATTGAAAAAATAATTTTAAAAGCAGGTAGTCGGTATTGCTTACTGGCTACCTGTTTTCTAACTTTACATATAATGTTTATTGTATATTAACTGGCAAGCCATTTTATACAAAATAAACATTACAAATTCCATTCAATTTTTACTTTATCGTCTATAGGTTTTGCACTGCTTCCCCTATAGATAATTATTTTATTTATAAGTATTTCCAGTATTTTTCTTTTATCATGGAATGGGAGTTCACTAAAAATTTCTTTTATATCCATCTCTTTTAAGAATGACAGATCTGGAGCATTATTATTTAATTTTATCCTTGAAAGCTCAAGCCTGTATCTATCATCAAGCTTTTGATATTGCTCTTTTGTAATGTTACCTTCAATATATTCTTCTATGAGTCTTTCTATTTTGTTCTCTATTTTTCTTTTTTTTGTATCACTTAAATTATCCATGTGAGAGAAATTTTAGCATATTTATGTAAATATTTGTTAAATTACTTGACAAATTATATAAATTGTTTAAAATATATATAAAATAGATAAGTTTATTAAACAATAAGATGAAAGGTTATACATAATTGAAAAAGAAAAAAACAAAACTTATGAAAATCGTTGAAGAAAGAACAGGTAGAGAAATAAGGGAGCTTTTGGTTGAATTATATAAAACCAGGACTCTTGAAGATATCACTTTTTATCTAAAAATTAATTACAAGATAGATATTACAATCAGTGGACTTAGTAGATGGTTTCTTATACTTGACATTCCTACAAGAGAGTGGAGTTTACCTAAATGAATGAAGAAGAAATAAAAAAATGACAAAACAAGAGATTGAAGAACAAATAAGAGAAATAATCTTTAAATGGGCTATAAGAAAAGCAAAGGATAGGGAAAATGAAAAGACGCTTCAAGAATTGCAAAGATTGTACTGAATATATTCTCCAATTTTATAACTGTGATGATTGTAAGGTTGTTAAGAGAAATAAAGAAAATAATAAGAAGTCTAAGAATACAGGAAAAGTTATCCATAGACTATTAATCAAAAATCAATTTTAAGGCGTATATATACGCTTAAATTTACAAGAAAAGATGAGGAGCAATAAAGAATACTGGGAAGAGACATTAATGCGCTACAGGGCAAGCAAATTGATTAGAGAAATCCGGAAGAATTTTAAATTAAGTGATATAGCAAAAAGATTAGGTTACTCAAGACAATATGTAGCAAATGTTCAGGAAATGATTATTAAGCCAAATGAGGATTTTATAAGCAGATTAAAAAAATTATTTTGTGAGATTAAAGGAGATACAAGATGAGAAAAGAAAATACAGTTATTCCATTTCCTTATAAGAAGTTTGAGGAAGTAGACGATTTAAATCAGGATGCAGTCTGGTCTATACGGCAGGAACATAAACTACTCTGGGCTATTAAAGGTGTCTTAAACTATATAGATAGCCTTGATGGAATTTTACATAATGAATCTCATTTAAATCACTGCAAAAAACTGCTTGAGAAAGCAATAAAAGAGAATGAAAGCCAGAATAGATTGGATAGTTCCGAACAAAAGATTTTAGATAAGGTACATGTGTTCCCGGAACATCTAAAAAAGGAGTCAGCATAATAGGAGGAAAGAAGAAATGATAGAGGAAAGCAAAATGAAAATGCCATCGAAATGTAAAAATTGCAACATGCCGGATAGATTTCGTCCCAGACATCCAGGCTGCTGCGGGGTCTGTATTCAAAATAAAAATAAAAAAGCTAAATCTAAAGAAAGTGAGTATAAAAATGAAATGGATTAAAAGACTTGAGTTTAGAAATGTTTTGGGAATAACTGAACTTCAATTAAATCCCGGGAAAATAACATTAATCCAGGGTGAAAATGAATCAGGCAAAACTTCGATACTGGAAGCAATTGAGAAAGCAATCTATAACAAAAACAGGAGAGCAGAGTTTGTAAGAAAAGGAGAAAAAGAAGCCACTCTCTATATTGAAATTGATGATGGGACTTTAATTGATAAAAAGGTTTTACCGGATGGAGAAGTTAGAAGCACCATAAGCAAGGATGGAATTAAGTTAAATAAACCGGAGACTTTACTTAAATCACTCGCCGGGGAATATTCTTTTAATCCGGTTGATTTTTTGCTTAAAACAGATAAGGAACAAACCCAGCTTCTATTATCCCTTATCCCAATGAGATTAACTGAAGAGCAGTTAAAGGAATGGACAGGGGAAGTACCACCGGTAGACCTCGAAAGACATGCAATTGAAGTGCTGGAATATCTTGCTGAAAAATATTTTTATGATAAACGCACTATGGCAAATACAGAACTTAAAGATATTAAAAACCAAATCGATTCATTGAGAACACAACTTCCGGATAACTACAGGCCAGATGAATGGGAAAAAGTCGATTTGTACTCACTGCACGAGAAGGTACGGGAAGCAAGAGATCACAATTTAAAAATAGCTGTTGCGAAAAAATTTATAGATGAATATAGCGCCAGGCAAACCGAAATAATAAGAAAATATGATATCGAAAAGAAAAATAGAATCCAGGAAGACGCTGAGAAGATCCAACAAATTAAGGATGAGATTGCAAGACTCCAAAAGGAACTTGCAGGAATAGAGGGCAGACAGGAAGAAGCATTAAAAGATATAGAAAAAGATAAAAATAAGGAGCTGGAAAATTTTGAGAATGAGAAGGCTGAAAAGGAAGAGTTTCTAAAAAATAATAAACCCATAGAAGATGAAAGCCTGCTTGCAGAAGCTAAAAAAGCAGAGGAAATGAAAGGCTATTTAAATATAGCAAGTAATTTAAAAAGATTAGAACTTGAAGAGGTAAAGGCTGAAAAAGAAGCAATAAGACTCGATAATATAGTAAATGATTTAAGAAAAAAACCTGCAGAACTTTTAAAAGGTGTAGAGTTGCCTGTTAAGGGATTGGGAATAAATGACAAAATGCAGCCGACCATTGATGGCCTGCCTATTAGTAACCTTTCAACATCAAGAAAAATATCCCTTGCTGTTGATATAGCCCGGGCTACCTCTAAAGAACTCGGGGCAATATGTATAGACAGATTTGAGACTCTCGATACTGAACACAAAAAAATGTTCTTAAAAGAAATAGAAAATGATAGTTTCCAGTATTTTATTACAGAGGTAACAGAGGGCCCATTAAAAATTACAGAGATAGGAGCATAAATGAAAAAGATATATAAGATAGATCAGGAAGATAAGCTCGGGTTCCTGGCAAAAAGAAAAGAAGGAATAGGCGGCTCAGATATCGCTGCAGTGTGTGGGCTTAATCCTTATAAATCAGTGTTATCAGTATGGTATGAAAAAACACAAAAAGATTTAAAAATAGAAGAGGAGAATATCCCCGCAGAGATTGGCCTCATACTTGAAGATTATCTGGAGAAGAAATTTATATCAAAATTTCAAAAGCTCTACGATGAAGAAATTGAACTCAAAAAAATGCCCTATATTTTAGCACATGACCAGTATGATTGGTGCAGGTGTACGCTTGACAGATATATAGAAAAGAACAATGAAATCATCCCTGTGGAATTTAAAACTACATCTGAATATCAGAAAGATAAATGGAAAGAAGAAGAAATACCGGAGCAATATTATCTCCAGGTACAGTGGCAGTTGTTTATAACTGGTGCTAAGAAAGGATATCTCGGGGTTCTTATCGGAAACAGGGTATTTGATATACGGGAAATACCGAGAAATGAAAATGTAATAAATATGGCGCTGGAGCGTGCTGATGATTTCTGGAATAACTTTGTGCTAAAAAGTATAATGCCGGCTCCGGATGGAAGCCAGGCAAGTGAAGAGGTACTAAAAAAATTATATGCAGTAGAAACAGAAGGTAAGATCCTTGAACCAACTGACGATGAAAAGGCAGCATTAGAAGCTGCTGCCGGGGAAGTTAAAATCTGGAATGAAAATAAGAAAGAAGCTGAAAGGAAACTAACTAAGGCAAAGCAAACTATTATGTCAATAATGAAAGATGCAGAGATAGCTTTTATTGGTGCAGATAAAATCACCTATAAAACGGTTAATAGAGAGGGCTATTATGTAAAGCCAGCGTCTTTTAGGACATTGAATATTAAAAGTATTTTATAAGGAGGGAAAAATGGTAGATGTAAATGGTGCTGAAATACAGAAAAAATTAGAGAGAACAGAGAAGATAAAAAAACTACCGGATATTTTAAAACTAAATGCAAATAAAATTTTGAATGTACTGCCTTCTGGCTTCAGTGAAGAAGAGAAAAAAGATATGGTAAAGGCAATGATTTATCTTGCAATCAAAGCCTATGAAGAGATGCCGGAACTCAGAAACTGTACACCGGATAGCCTCATTAAAGCGATAATGGATGCTGCATCACTCGGAATGATTCCTTTTTCGAAGATGAATGAATGCGCAATAATTCCTTACGGGAATACGGCGCAGTTCCAACTGATGTATCGGGGAATATATAAGCTGGCGATGAATACAGGCCTTTATAAGGATATCCGGGTGGATGTTGTTAGGGAAGGCGATAGGTTTTACTACGAAAAGGGATTTGAAGTAAAAATGAAACATATTCCAGCTCTAAAGCCGGCTAAGGATAGGGATATAGTTCTATTCTATGGAATATATGAGACAAAAGATGGTGGTAGAAACCTTGTAATAATGACAAAAGAGGATATAGATGAGCATCGTGACAGATACTCAAAACAATACAGAAGAGCTAAAAGTAATAAAAATCTTGAAAATGCTATCTGGGAAAAAGAATACGAGGCGATGGGGTTGAAAACAGTTTTAATTAAGCTCCTAAAATACGCCCCAAAAACAGAAAAGCTTGTAAATCAGCTTGCACTTGATAAAGCAATAAAAAGGGAAATAGCTCCAGAACAAAAAGACTTTACAGCAGAGGCTGAAAAAGATTTTATAGAACAGCGCATAATAGATTCAGAAGGTCAGGAATTACCTGGTAAGGATAAATGCGAAGATACAGATAAATCTGAAAATAAAAAAGACATAAAAAAGGTTAAAAAGGTATTAAGTAAAATCTCAAAAGAGGAACTTGAGACAATATACTCACTTGGTGAAAGTCTACATCTTAATAAAGATAAATTAACAGAAAGAATACTTATCAAATATCAACTAAAGAATATAGCAGAATTATCTAAAAAAGACGCAGATGATATTAAAAAGTCACTCGAAGAATCGATAAGACAAAAAGAAAAAGAAGCAGAAGAAATTGAACATGCTTACGAAGAAGCAGAGCAACAGGGATTAATTTAAACTCAGGGGCGGCTACCTTTATTATCAAATTAATAATTTTGATTATAAGAAAGGAGGACCTCCGAAGTTAAATATATTAAAACGGGTTGGCAAATATAATCAGCCGCCCCAATAAAATAAGGAAAACAAATGAAGCCTGAATTTAAAAACTTAAATCCAATAGAGCAAGAAATAGCAGAATATTTATATACCTACTGCGATGGTATAAATCACGCTATTTCAAATGAAGCTATTTCCCATAAATTCGGGATAGATAAAAGGCAGATTAGAAGCATCATTACCAATCTTATTGTTATACACGAACTACCCATTGGATGCTCTTCTACAGGCCGGACCGGAATTTACTGGTGTATTACTGAAGAGGATTATGAGATAGCACATAGAGAGCTTATATCACGCATTAAACAGTTATCAAAACGGGCAAAAGGGTTAAGAACTGGCTGGAACAGATTTAAAGAAGATAAGTTAGAACAGCTAAGTTTTGGAGAGATAAAATGATATTAAGAAAAGAAGCATTGATAGTAGCAATACTACTAATTAGCCTAATGGTGATATCATTTGCCTCCGGCTGGCTTGGTGGCAAAGAAGCTACTATGAACTGGGCTATTGAAGAACAAATTAAAATTGAAGAACGCCACTTAGAAACCACACAGGAATTTGTAGAAAATTATAATGAGTTGTATGCGGATTTTAATGAGCTGTATAAAAAATATGTAGAACTAAAA